TAATAAGGGTGAATTACAAATATTTGCTGGTGGCAGTGGTTCAGGTAAATCATTGTTCATGCAAAACTTGGCAGTCAATTGGATTGAACAAGGATTGAACGGTGTTTATTTAACATTAGAATTGAGTGAAGGGTTATCTGCTATGCGAATAGATAGTATGTTGGCCGGTGTTAGTTCTAAAAATATTTTTAAGGATGTCGATAATGTATCCACTAAGATTTCAATTTTAGGTAAGAAACATGGCAATCTACAGATTAAATATATGCCGGCGCAATCAAATGTCAATGACATTAGAGCATATATTAGAGAGTTACACATCAAAACAGGTAAACAAATAGATTTCTTGTTGGTGGATTATTTAGATCTTATTATGCCAGTCAGTGCCAAAGTAGCACCAAGTGATGTGTTTATAAAGGACAAATATGTATCAGAAGAATTGCGTAACTTGGCAAGTGAATTGAATATACTATTTGTTACTGCATCACAGTTGAATAGAAGTTCAGTNGAAGAAGTGGATTTTGATCATAGTATGATTGCCGGCGGATTAAGTAAGATCAATACAGCAGATAATGTATTTGGTATATTCACATCACGTGCAATGCGTGAGCATGGCCGTTACCAATTACAATTAATGAAGACAAGATCTAGTGCAGGTGTAGGCCAAAAGGTAGAATTATCATTTGACATAGATACATTGAGAATAGTAGATACAGAAGATGATGACGATGTACCAAGTGGTCCGCCGTCCTCGGCAATCATGGATAAGATTAAGAAGCGACAGGGAGAATCTATAGATGAAGAGACTGGTGAAATTATCAAAGTGCCGAAGGTTGAAGCACAGGGAGCTCAGTTAAAGAATATGTTGAAGGGATTAAAAGGTGGCTAGATTTTGTTATGCTCCATGGAAAGCAATTACAATAAGTAACAAACAGGTGAGTCCATGTTGTTACACTACATTCAAACCTACCAATGACATACCAAAGGCACTTGTAGAATATCAAACCTGTGATGAATTAATAAAAATAAAACAAGAATTTCTTAAAGGTATTGAGCCGGCCGTCTGTGGACATTGTTGGGATATGGAAGCATCTGGTGCAAGAAGTAAACGCCAATTGTTTAACAACGATTACAATTATGATGATTCAATGGAAATCAGTCAACAAATCATTGATGAAGGAATAGTTGATATTGAATTTTCAACCGGCAATGTATGTAATTTACAATGTAAAACCTGCCATTCAACTAATTCAAGCAAGTGGGTGAAGATAGAAAATAATCTTATATCACGTGGTTTTGATATTAAAGTACCNGTGAATCAACCAAAATATTTAATGAAGGATAAACATTATTTAGATGCAATCTTAACCCAAAAGAAACTTAAACGTATAACGATGTTGGGTGGCGAGCCGTTATTGGGTCAAGAGAAAGAACATATAGAATTATTGTCTAATTTGGATGGTCCCAATATTGAAGAATTAGAATATATAACAAACGGAACAATAATACCCAGTCCCGAGATAGTAGAGTTATGGAGGAAGTTTCCTAACATATTGATAAATTTTTCAGTTGATGGCGTGGGCGATATATTTGAATATACTCGTTCCCCTGCTAAATGGGATACATTTCTAGAAACATATGATTTTTTCGAAGAACTAACCGAACGAGGGAATTTTAGATTGAGTGCTGTGGCCACGGTGTCTATATTAAATGTATTGGGCATGCCTGAAATGTTAGAATGGGCAAAGGCAAAAAATTTAGAAATATCGTTTTCACCGGTGATATTTCCTCAATATTATTCATTATTCAATCTACCTGAAAACATAAAACAAATAATTTATAAATCATTGGATGGTATTCCGGAACTGGCCGCATATACAAATTATTTAAGAGAGACGCCCAGTGATGATACACATATAGATGACACTAGAGCATATATTATGGCATTAGATGACATTCACGGACATTCGTTTAATAAATTATTTCCTGAATTAGCAAATATTTTAAGAATAGTATAAATACAACAAAATCGGAGTGAACATACCTTGGGCCAAGAAGTACGAAGTATCTTAGATGAGCTCAATGCGTTATGCATTGAAAAAGACAAAGAAAATATAGTAGAAAGTCGCGCCAATAACGTGATTTCTTCTGCTATTAATCTCATCGAATTTATTCAAGAGAGTTATGATAGTGATACTGCCTTAGAATTGGAGCGCAGATTAGTCAATAGTATCCGAGGACGTGATACTAAAAAGTTTTCCAGAGCGATTTGTAAACTAAAGGAAAGTCGAGACAAATGAAGATCAATGAGCTAAATGAAGGACCGTTAGATACTATTAAAGATATAGGAAAGACAGCATACAATGTTGGTAGGGGAGGCCTTGCTGCTATTGCCGGCAACAAAGACGGTGTTAAAAAGGCATCTGATAATTTATCTAAACAAAAAGCAGGTCGCTCGAGAACCAACAATAAGAAAATGAAAGTGATGGCCGATGCAATGCTCAAAGCATGGAAAAAGCACAAAGACGGCCTGGGTGATGACGACAAGGCAGATAATATAGAATTTGAAGGTTGGGTTCATCAATTTATGGGATCNTCCGCAGATGAAGATCGTGCTGCGGCATTACAAGCAGAGCCACCANGTGAAGAAGTAAGTGTTAATGTTTCTGATTNAGAAGCAAAGTCATACTTTAATAAAATTATTCCTATGTTTTATAAGCCTGAAAAGAATGTTAAACCTACTCAATCTTTTGCAAACCGAGAAAAGCCTGAAGCAGAACCGGAACCAACTGATGCAGAAATGGATAAAGAAAAACAAGGATTTGATGCTCGTCACTCCACATCAAGAACAGACCATGCTATGAATGATAAAATAGCACAAAAGAAAATTGATAATGATAGAAGAGCAACCGCGGCCGCAGCGGCTGCCACACGTATGGCCAAGCAAAAAGCAGTACAGGATAAAATACCAGCTGGTAATAGTCCGACAATAGGACCAAAACCAACACCAGCTGAGATACGAAAAGTTAAACAACAGGTTGCCACACGCCAAGCACGTAAAGAACTAGGGCAAGTTGAATCATTAGAGAGAAATTTAACCGCGGCATATTTAACAGAAGCGGCCGGTAAGAATACTCATATGGAACACATTGAAGATATTATTTTCGATGATGGTTTTGATGGTGCCAAGGCAGCACAGACATATCTTAACCAAGTTATAGCAATGTTATCCAAAGGCACAGGCAATAAAGCAAAGGTAACCGTTAAATGGGATGGTGCTCCTGCTATTATATGTGGAACTGATCCTGCAGACGGCAGATTTTTTGTAGGCACCAAATCAGTATTTGCTAAAACAAAGAACATGTTAGTTAAGACTGTCAAAAATGCCAATGACATGTATCCTGAACAACCAGAATTGCGTGACATATTAATATTATGTTTGAAACAATTAAAGAAGTTAGGCATTGGCGGTATAGTACAGGGAGATTTTGATGTTCCATCCTGTCGGTGGCGAGAAGGCACCGGTTGAACAAGAAATTGACGGTGAAAAAGTATTAACATTTGGTCCTAATACAATCACTTATGCAGTACCAAGCAAAAGTAAAATAGCAGACAAGATTAGACGAGCTAAAATAGGTATAGTATTCCACACCACATACGATGGCGCAGATATGCAAAGCATGTCAGCATCATATGGCTTCAATGCTGGTAGTTTGAACCAAGTTAAAGATGTATGGGCAGATGATGCCACATACAAAGACGTAACAGGCATTGGTAGTTTTACACCAGAAGAATTAAAGAAAGTACAAACCAAAATGAATCAACTTGATGCTACTATGGCCAAGATTAAACCTGCCAAATTCAATGTAGTATTAGATAACAAAGAATTCAAAGGACGTATTAAGCCATTTATTAATCAATTAATCAGACAAGACGTTCAGCCAGGCAGTGTTAACGTTCAACAGTTTCTTAAAGACTTTTATGATTTTTATGCTGAAAAGATCCATGCTGAGATTGAGAAGAAGCAAATGGATCCTGAAAGCAGAGCATATAAAACTCGTATGCTAAAATTACGTCAACAAGAAGAATTCTTAGAAGACAATATGAATTCGTTAGCAGGTGTATTAGCAGTATTCAAACGTATAGCAGAAGCAAAAATGTTATTAGTATCCAAAATGTCTAGAATAGAAGGCTTCGGCACATTTGTTAAAGATGGTGACGGATATAAAGTAGTAGAACCGGAAGGATTCGTAGCAATAGGACATTCAGGTGGCGCAGTCAAATTAGTTGATAGATTAGAATTCAGTAAAAATAATTTCGCGGCCGGCGCAAAGTGGAAGGATGCTAAGTGAGATATCACGAGTTAATAGAAGAAAGCAATATTCCAGACTTAGAGGTAGGTGATGAGATTAAAACAGGCAAATTCCGTAACAGTAAAACAACCGTTAAAGGGTTCAAGAAAGATAGCAATGGTCAACCTGTTGTTAAGACTGGCAAGGGTGATAAGAAAGCATACAGTTTCAGAGTATCCAAATTAGAATGAAAACCTGGGTATTAATAGCATACATGGCAACACCATATGGTTGGGTACCCGCTCCAGAATCAGAAGGATGGAAAGTCGTAGAGATTGGTCAGGGTATAGAAGCAGAGTTGCATTGTATGGATCGTAAGATATGGACCACCAATATAATAGAATCTTCTTCAGAAACTCGCAACAAATACAAGGTCGAATGTGAAGAAATTTGACAAAAAAGATAAATAAATGTAACGATGTAGGAGAAGGTTCTCCCAAAGCATCACTTATATTTAGAGGATTTTAAAATGGCAGTAGTAACAAAAGTAAACGGCATAGACGTAGAAACTCCAATGGCACAACTTGGTCGTGACCTTGAATGGGTTTTAGATACAGCAGCTATCAATGCAGCTACAGTAACAGCTGGAAATTTAGCATTACAAACACATTGTTCAGTAACAATCATCGGCGCACCAGCTGCGGCAGGTTGTGTATTTGGATGTGAAGGTGTTAGCTCTACAGCATTAACAGCGACACAATCTATTGTAACATTATCAGGCGCAACATTCGCTTAATAGTTTACCGTTTAAACGATTTAAAAGGGTACTTAGGTACCCTTTTTTTATGACCTCAAGATCTGTATATAAATACAGTATATGAATTCAATACACCCATCAGATGACGAGGGGTTAGATTATTTTACTTGTTCAACATTAATAGATATAACTAAAACGGACGCAGTTAGACATTACAATAAAGGAATGCCAGAAGATAAAACTGATTACGAGATTATGCGTAATCAACAACGGAATTATCAATCTATTATACAAGTAATTGGCCTTAGGGGTCAACCAGTTTATCTATCTGCTCCGACGACAGAGTTCCATACCAAGTTATCTAATTTGGGTTTTGGAAGTGAATATACTACTGGCACTGTTTGGACATTTCATTTTGGAGTCGAACAACAAGGATTATTCGATTCGCCTGATAAAAAAGGCGGATTACTAATAGATGATTTACATAATGTTCCGGTTGTTACTGATTTAACAGAAGACGTAACTATCGACCCATCTATCTTAAATACAGTTGATGATAAATTTAAGAATACAATAATATCAAAATAAGATAAATATGCTAAAGGTAGAGTTATGCAGACACGATTAAAACAAGCTGATTTCATTAAAGTTCGCCAGTTTATTGATTCTGAAACAAAAGAAGCAAAGAAACATTTACCAATAGTTTCTGAACAGTCTAGTACAGAATTACAAATCGGCACATGTGGAATCATATATGAGAATGATTTGTGGGTGGTCATGCATATGGCCAATCGTATACTTTTTAATAGTAAACGAAATGCCATGTATTATGCATTCCTCATAGCATACAAAAGTACCAAATTAATACCAGAATTATTGGCTATAGATAGTAAACTTGGTAATACACAAAGTGAAATTGTCAGATATAAATATTGCATTAAACAAGCCGGAAACGATGGATTTAAAGTAGGTTTATATCATATCAAATTAAGTGAAGCCGTTGCTAGATATAGAAAAGCAAAGAACGATATGCATAATTGGATGGATTGTGCTAAATACATAAACTAAGGATTTTATAATGAATTTAACTGATTTTAACACTCACTCTTTGAAAGTAAAACGCTTTCAAAAAATTACCGAATCTAAATTTGGTAAGAAAATAGATTTCAACACTTTAACTGTTCCAACTGCTATTAAGTTGAACAAGAAACTTGACGAAACTCTCAATAAGATGCGTCACAGTTCACAATATCATAACGCACACAAAACCCGCAGCTACACTGAAACATTAATGATCAAGGAAGGACTTGATGATTGGTTACACATTCAGTTAGGCATTGCACATAAACGCAAATTAACAGAAGGTGAAATTGAACAGGCTGAAGCAGTATTAGCAGCAAAAGATTTCGTTGATCGTTTACAGAAAATGTTAGAAGATGTTGGTCGTATCATCAATGAAGATCTTCCACCATTAAGCGATGTTATCCGTGACCAAATGGGTAGCGAACAAGCTCAAGCATATAGCGATGCGGCATCAACAGCATTGACATCAATCCAATCAGCAATAAGCAGCGGCCGAGGCGAATTAGATTCTGCTTCACGTGTATTAGCTGGTGAAGAAGATATGTCTCAAGCAATGGATATGGGCGGCGACGAGGACTTGGGTGATTTAGACGCAGGCGACGAAATGGATATGGATGCAGAAATGGGTTCGGATCCAATGGATTACGAAGGCGATGAATTTGCAATGACTGATCCAGAGATTGGCGGCGAAGAAGAGTTGGGTCGAGAAGAACGATAAAATGAACGATCTAAAAAAACTTTTAGAGAACGCTGGTGTTTCTGTAGTCAATGAAATGACTGAACCCAAAGGCACTGTTGTTGGCGGCGAAGAACTTGATAAACTATCCAAAGGTTATCAATTTGAAATATATTCATCTGGCAACATCGCAGTATATGAACAGATAAGCCACATTGGTGAACCAGGACAACCAGGTTATAAAGACATGGGAAACAAATGGTATAGGACCGCCGTGTTTAAAGATTTCGACAATATGTTAGAAACAATGGGTGAAATGTAAATGCGTTTAGTTGAGTTTGATCAAGAGCCATCAATACCTGATGAAGATCCTCAGGCCGAAGGCATAATAAACTTAATAGCAATATTAAATGTAATAATTGAACGTGCAAAAAATGAAGATATAGA